TACTGTTACTACTTGTTATTTGGTTTACAGTACCAAATGCACCTAACTGCGCCACGCCACCGGAAACAATACTTGTGCCACTTGAATTAGTTACATCTATACCACCGGTTGCTGGGGTTGCTGTAATGCCATCAGCATTATTTGGAAAGAATGCACTGTTATTTCCAGAAAAATCAGTTGACCTTATCCAAAATCTTTGTTGTGTGCCGGCTGTTAAATTATTTCTTGTTATTTTCATAACTTTACCGGCAGAACCAGCTACACTAAAATTAATTGTGGCATTGCCACCAGAATTTGGATTGCCAGTGCCAGTTCTCATTACAAATTCTGCACCTCTAAAATCGCTTTCTGTGGGGTTTGTAAAGGTTAATTCAACTGCTTCTCCTATTCCACTAGCCGTAAGTGCAGAATAGGCGCTAGGCGCTGTTACATCGCCAGCAAGCGTTACATTTGAACTGGTTGCATATGCACTTCTTCTACCTAACACGCTTACAGAACGCACCCTTGCCCTGTAAGTTCTGCCCACTATTAGCCCACTATAATCAACCCTTGTAACATTACTGCCCACTACGGCTGTATATGCAGTTAAAAATGAACCACTTAATAAAACTTGTAATTCAACTTCATAATTACCAACAAAAGCATCTGTTGCGCTTGTAAATGTAGTTTTGGCACTTACCAGCAAAGTTCCGTCATCATTTATATCCGGTGTTTCTGTAACTGTTACACTTGTGGGTGGTTGTACCGTTGCTGGGTCTGGTAAACTTGTATTTGGCGCAATATCAATACCAAAACTATTCCCAAAATTCCAGCTATAAATGGCATCTGCATACTCAACTAATTCTAAATCAACACCACCATTTGGTGTCATTTTCCAGCCAGTAACCATAAATTCTTTACCATTAAATATGGTTTCGTTACTAAAAGCACCATCTCGGTCTAAACTTAACGTAACTTTATCATTAACAGAAACTGGAAAAGCATTAAGGTTACATGGCAATGTTAGGCTTAAACTTTGCCTATTTCTTTCAACCATGATTTTTGCAAGCCTTTGCGCTCTAATATTATTTTTTACAAATTGAAAATTTACATCCCCATAAAGCGCTTCGCCATCTTCACTTTCATATGTGCTATCTCTGTATGGTGAAAAATCTGTTGAAAGATAAAAATTATCTTCATCTAAAAATGTACCCCTTACAGCGTTTATACGGTTATTTTTACCACCATCAGTTTGTATTGTAACATTATCCCTTAAATGTGTTTCATTTAATGTATGAGATCGTGAATTAGCAATAGCAACACCAACTTGTAACTCATATTTACCTTGCGTATAAGCAATGCTACCAGCACAACAAACAAGCATAGACTCCATTATACTTACCGGTGATTGATCTAACGGTATCATACCATCCATAGTATATCGTTTTTGTGTATCACCATTGCTGTTTATAGTTACATTTGCATCACAACTGTTTGCCATTTCAGCAAACCTAGTGTCATTCATTTCACTGTTTAATGCACCTAAACCATAAGTATTTATTAAAAAATCTCTTATGCACAAAGATGGGTTTCTTGAGTAAGCCCAAGTAGAACTTGTTGCATATCTATGCGAGCCACTTCCACCATTTGTGCTATCTAATCTTGGGTCGTAAACCTTTCTGCCCTCTACAATGCAACTTATGTTTGGTATTTGTGGCAATTTATCTTGGTCATATTCTAACCTAATATAAATATAACCTACGCCCCTTAATCTGTGGCTTGTTGTCCATTCAGATACTTCACTTACCAAATCGGCATCTGCACTTTGGCTATCACTGCCTAAATGTTTTTTTACCCTTACTAAATTTTCATATTTATTACCACTGCCGGCAACAAATCTTGCATGGCTACTGCTATCAGAACCATCTTGTGTTAAACTTAAATCAGTTTCATCAATAAAAACATTTGTAATTGAATTTAGTTCACCTTGTCCTAACGCAACCACAAGATGTAAATATTTGTTTCCAGTACCACTAACACCGGCAAAAGCAACAACGCCACTTACTTTTGTTTTTCCATAAATTAACCTTCGTGGCATATCTGAACGAAACTGCATTTTAGTTTCTAAACCTTGTTCAGAAATTAAATCATTTATTCCTTTCATTTGCCTTTTTGCCATCTGCCTTGCAGAATGAACACTTATGGCTGTACCAACAACGTAAACACCGGCTTGTACCATTGCTATACCGGTGGCGCTTGTAATGTTTAATGCTGATGCTACTGCTAATCCAATTTGTTCCATTTATACTTCCCAAGCCACCTTTATTTCGGTTCTATCTAAATGCACTATACCATCTTTGTGCAAATAAGTAGCAGTTCCGTCATCTGACATTACACCTAACATTTCTTCTTTTTTGTTATTGTATTTACCAACAATATCACCGTGCTTTGCGAAAGCGCTATGTATTTTTTTAATTTTCATTTTTTTTGCTAATTTATTAGCACTACCAAAAACAGTACCATCAGCATATTCTGTTACTTTTTTGTAAGCGCCTTTTTTATCTTTATGGTCTAATAAAAAGTTTTCTTCTTTTAATTTTTTTTGTAAATCAATACCAGTTATTACTAAATAAGCACCAATAACAAAAGCAACGCAATCATTTGCGCCAAATTTAAAATTTCTATTTTCATGCTGTTCAATATATTTTTTTAGATTATCTTCCCAGCCATCTAACCTTTGCATTACTCTGGTGGTGTCCTTCCCCAATAAATAGTTTTTTCTATTGTTTGGTTTAAAAATTCAAACCCTTTATCCCCAGCAAATAATTCTTGTTGTTCTTCATTTGTATAACGCCCAAAGCGTGTTCTTTCCCAATCTTGTAAACGGCTTATTACTTTTAAGCTAATTGTGCAAGTTTCCCCAACCGTTACTTGTACACTATCCATAATACCACTGAATATTGTTACTGGCTCGCCAACAATAGCATCATTACTATCTAAAAAAGCAACCAAAATAATAGCACTTCTATTTCTATAGTTTTGGTTTAAACTTTCACTCATTAATGTTGTATCTAAACCGGTAAGAGTTAAATTAATTTGATGTGCGCTTACATCTGTATTTTCTTCAACTTCTGATATTGCGCCAATTTTACCAACGCCTAAATAAGTATTGCTATCATAAACAATGCTTTGTGCTGTAGAATTTGCATAAAAAGTTCCACTCGCAAAATTACATTGAACCATATTTATCATGGTTACTTGTTCGTCATCTACCTTTGCTAAAGTATTAGTATTAATAGTTCTTGTCATGCAAAAGCCTCAATAAATGTAAATGAAATTGTACCTATTAACGGTGGCGCAACATTCCATGCACTTTGGTCTTCTTCTAGCCTTACAATGCAAGTTAAATCAGTATTGCCTAAACCATTAGCGCTTGTTGTTCTGTAAGATACAACAGCATTATCTGCTGGGCTTGTTCTAATGTTGGGCGAAATATTTAATGTTGATTTTCCAACACTATCGCTATTTGCGTCAGCCGTTATCATTTTTAATTCACGCCCAGCCGTTGTGTCGTAAGCAATATAATCACCAGCCCTAAAAATATTACTTGTGCTTGTTGGGAAACCATCTACTATTATTGTTGCTCCAGTTTGTGATGCACCTCTAATGCGCAACGTATTGGAACTTGCTGACATTGCACCTCTAGGCTCAACACCACCAAAATCACCAAAATAAAATCTTCCGTGCATACCTTCTAGGCTTGTAATAAAACTTGCAAGTGTTCGCCAATCACTTTCAATTAAATCTGTAAAACTAGCTTTGCCATACCACGATGCAGACGGCATTCTTAAAGTTTGTGTACTGGAAGATAATGGGCTTTTAAAAACTTGTGTATTACTTTGTAAACCAAATTGTATGCTACTTGGAACTAAATTTGCTGGAAAATCTTTTGTTGTCATGCCCTTCTCCCAGTAGCTTTTGCAAACCTACCACCTTGTTCAATACTACCAAAAACCATTTTAAATGTTTCTTGTTTAATATTTTCTGCCATCATTTCTAACTGGGCTACAGCACTTCTATCTGCACCTCTAAAATCATAATTATTTACAATAGTTGAACCACCGGCATTTGGTACAATTCTTCCAGATTGATTTGGCACGAATATTTCTGCACCTCTTTCACCTACTAAATATGGGCTACCTCTACTTACTGCACCACCATACGCCATAGGTGGTAAGCCAACACCTCCAGCACCGGCAACAGAAGATGCACCACCACCACCAACACTACCACCACCACCAAAGCCTCCTAAGAAACTCATTAAATTGGGGCTAAATGATTTGTAAGCAGAAATAACAGCCATTCTAGCGCTTATTTGTGCAAAATATATTAGTATATCTTGAGCAAAGGCTTTCATATTTATTTTGCCATTTTTAACAAGTTGTTCTATTGCATTATCCATAGCGCCAAAAGAACGCTTAACTGCATCTTCACCAATTTTTGCAAAATCAACAACATTTTTACTTAAATTTTCAAATCCTTTTTCTACACCACTAAAAAATTTTTCAAATGGTGTTTGTTCTTTTCCTTCGCTTTCTATTTTACCAGTAGTAAAAAAACTACCAGAAATCTTTTCAAGTTCTTTTCTTTGTTTTTCTAAACCATTAATAAATCTTCTCATTCTAAATTCAAAACTGTCTCCACCACCTATAATAGCTCGATTTCTTGGTGTAATATTTTCCATCATACCCAATCTACTACCTATTTCTTCTGGTTTTAAACCGGCTTCTCTTAATACTTGATCTGAAAATTCATTAATCATATCTTGTGTAAATTGACCAACTTTTATATTTCTTATACCTTTTGCTACGGCTGGAAATCTACTTTCAATTTGTACTGCCAATTTTTCCAAAAGAGCATCTACTATACCAGTTGCTAAAGCTAAATAAATGCCACCTCTTAAACCTCTTTTACCAAATAATATAAAACCTATAAGACCTAATTCACCTATTGTACCACCAGCAAAATCATTTAACTTATTTACACCAGAAACAACCATATTAAAGAAAAATTTAAATTCGTCAGATAATTTAACTAACCTATCTAATGCCATTGCTCCACCGATAAGAAAATCACCAAAAAAATTCATAAAACCACCAGATTTTATAAATTTTGTAATTCCATCAGTTAAGTTTACTAAAACACCAATTAACCCAGCTTCACCTATCGCAATTTTTACTTTATCTATAGCATTAAAAAATCTGTTAAATTCAGCAGTTGCACTTTTTGACGCTACTTCTGCTGGTTCTTTAAATTTTTCCATTAACAAATTACCAAGTTTTGGCAATAAATCACTTGCTAAAACTTCGCCATTATCAAGCATTTTATTTAATTGTTTTGTTGTAACGCCCAACGCTTCTGCTGACATTGCAAAAGCGCCCGGAAGTCTCTCACCTAATTGCCCTCTTAATTCTTCAGCTTGAACATTGCCTTTTGAAATCATTTGTTGCAATGCCCTTAAAGAACCACTCATATCATCGGTGCTTAACTTCATTGCGCCACCGGCAGTTACAACAGCTTCAAATATTTTATTTGTTGTATCTGCATCCATACCGGCAGTTCTAGATGCAATAGAAAAGTTTTTAAAACCTTCGGCAGTTGCCAAAAAGTTTACGCCAAGCCTATCAGACATAGCTTCTAATGTTTGTAATGTTTTATTTGTTTGTACACTACTACCAGAAACAGCCGTTAAAGCCGTTCTTAAACGGTCTAGGCGCAAACTTGTTTGCACTACTGCACCAGCACCCAAAGCCAAGCCAACACCGGCTAGAGCGCCTTGTAAGCCGAATATAGCGCTAGTTACACTTCTAAATGATCCTTGTATTCTGTTTACTTGGTTTGTAACGGCTCTGCTTGTGGTAGCCATTGCAGTACGAAAAGCGCCAAGTTGTTGCCTAGCACCTCTTGTATTTACTGCTATATTTAATCTTGCTAGGTCTGCCATTACTTGCCCTTGTTTGATGCATTTGAAATTTTTATGTATTCAATATCTAGTTGTGATATTATAAATATAAAATCCTCTACATCTGTTACTTTATGCAATTCTACATATGCTTTTATATCACTAAACGGTATAGGCGAAACAGCCATTCCTACTTGCCTATGATTGTTTAAATCAACAAATGCTTCTGCATAAATTTGTTGAAAATATGTAAGCGTGATTGCGTCTTTTACAAATGGCTTCTCATGCACATCTTTTACGGTTGCCACAAGTTTTTCATATTTATCTCCCCAAGATAATTGCCAACGCAACCACGCTATTAGTTTTTTAAATCAAGTTCGTTTTGCTCCGTTTTGTAATTTGCAACATCTGTTGAATAATTTGTAATTAAATCTCTAAACTCTTCAGCACCTTCCATGCTTAATATTTCAACACATTTTTCACGACTATATTGAATTTCTTTTCCATTCAAAAGTAATCCTTTCCAGCCAAGCAAAATGTGGTCAGCCATACATTCAACCATAATTTCAACTTCTTTTTTTGCTGAAAGAGTTCCATTTTCATATGCTCTTCTGTATGGTTGTAATCTTTTTTTAAAAGCTGTTTGAAAACCTTTATTGCCTAATTTTGCAATTAAAAATGATGTTGTTTCATCATGTTCAACCCAAACCCCATTATTAGCGAGGTCTGGGTTATATTTTAAATCATTTATATCCATATTACCTATGCTCTAGTTATTTTCAAAGTACACGCTTCTGATGTATCATACTTTGCAATAAACTCCAAATCAGACATTACATCTGAATTAGTTGAGCCGGCTGTTACAGTGCCAGTTGTATATTCAATTTTAGGTAATAAGAAAGTGTAACTGTTAGAACCATCGTTTAACGTAATTGACAAAGCGCTGTCAGTACCATTAACAAATTTTTCATATAAAGTACCACTAGAAAAATAAGCCGACATAGAACCGGTTACACTAAATTGTCCAAGCCCTATACCAGTTGCGCCTAAATTACCAATTTCGTTTTGCGCTCTTAAATTGTTATCTATTGTAAGGCTTAAACTCATAACGCTTTCAGAAATGCCACTGCCACCTTCTAAAATTTGTGTAACATTATTAACTGCGTTAAATGGTTGCGCTGTTGTGGTTGCATCTATTGAACTGTCAACAGCCGAAGTTGATACTGTCATATTTTTACCTAAAACAGTAAAGCTACCGGTTACTATTTCGCCAGCACTTATATTAAGCCCCATAGAACCTATTCTACAGCCCTTAAATACATGAAATTTATCTGTACTGCCAAGTTCAAACTTTTTTTCCAAGCTAAAACTTTTTAATGTACTGCCATTTTTTAGTACGTTTGTGCTGTAAGTTGACATCATTAGACCCTCTAATAATGTATCATAAGTTCCATAACTTAATTCAAAATTTAAATCACCAGATACACTTGCGTTTGTTCTTATAATATCTTGAACATTACGGTCAGCCCTTATTTCTTCGCTTTGCGTATTTTCAATATTAAAAGCTAAACTTTCGCCAGTAAATCTTGTAAATGTCATGCCGTTTGTTGGTGTTACACCGAATGTGGACTCTGCCACAACAGCAATCGAGGTTTGGTTTGTATCGCCCATATTCGCTCCTATTAGCTATAAGTGACATCTCTTTGAAAAGGGATATCTAGGTTAGTTTGTAATATGCCTTCACTTACCCCAACTCTTGTTATTGTAGGTGTTCGACATAAGATTGTTCCACTGCTCCCAGCAGAGAATTGCACGGCTCTGAAAATAGTAGCTAAACTATCGGCATAACTTCGTGCTGTATTAGTGCCAGTATCAGCCGGCACGAATATCTGTATAATTATATTACCAATATGCCTGTGTTTATCAGTTGTAGCGCTTCCACTCATATCTATTTGTTCAGCACTACCATTTAAAATAAACATGGCAATATAAGTATTATTATCCGGTTTTTTAAAAGGTACGTTTTCAAACTGTATTGTTGTTGTTGTCCAGTTGCTACTTAACCGGCTTTCTATTGCTTTTCTTTCATCTGCAAAAGTCATTTTAAATTGTCAACGCTTTTAACTGCGCTTGTACCTCATTTATTGTTAAACTTACCATGCCATTTGGCGCTTGTTGACTTGAACCTTTATCAAGTTCATTAATATAATCAACATTATTTGTTATATAAATAACATCACCTTTACCGGTAATTCTGCCAACACTGCCTTTTGCATTTGCGCCATGCACTACATTTTCACTTGCTGTGCTTAAATTAACAACTTCTTCAGTTAAATTCCAACTTGCTCTTGCTCTACCAGTATCAACTGGTGTTTTTTTTGTTACACCGTTCCATATTTCAAACCCAACTTTTCTAGCAACTATATCTAAATTTAATTGCGTTTTTTTGCTAAACTTTGCCAAATCTAAATTGAATTGTCTTACCGACATTACTTTGTAAGCCCTAAAGTATAAGTGGCAACACTTTGACCACTAAAGTTTTCTATAACTGAACCAACCACATAAACAACATTTAAAATTTTTACTATATCACCCTCTTCTGGTGCTTGATCAAAAGTTCTTGACGCTACCGTTATAGTTTTTGCAAGATTAACCAGCCCAGTATCATTTTGTGTTCTGTTACTTGTTTCAATAATGCATTTTATATTTAAATTTTTATCACTTGCAGTAACTGCACCAGTGGTTGCATTATAAGTAGAAAATTTTTTGTGCGTAAATTTTGCTGTTGTGCCAAAAGTTTTTATAAACTTATCAGCTACCGGCAATAACGCTTTATCTAATGCTGTTCCACCTATTGCTGGCATTACTTGCTTGCCTTGTCTTTTATAGCTTTTGGTTGCAACGCATCTAACCTTTCTTCCAATTCTTTATTTTTTGCCATAGCCAATCTATAATCTGCACCTTTTTGTATTGCATCATTCATTGCTCTATCTCTTTGTTCTACTATTTCTTGTACAATCGCTTGATGTACTTTTTGGTCTATCTTTTGATTTTCCATTTTTACTCCTTAACTTGGTTTACTTGGAAAAGTTACTTTATCTAAATCAGATGATTTAGTAATATCTCTTAATTCTTGTCTGTATTTTCGCCATGCAGTTGCATCGCCACCATTATCAACTAAAGTATTTATTTTATGGTCAGCTTCTAATAACAGTGGTTCTCTTTCATTTCGTATTTCCATAAGTTTTAATTTTGAAGCATCGTCTATTGCTTGTTGCTCATCTTTTTTTCTTTGTTCAATTTCTGCATCAGTTAATTTTGTTCTAATGCCATCTACATTTTTATATAAAACTTCGCTCATTATAATTTAATTCCATAAACTGATATTGTTCCAGATGTTATATTGCCACTACTCATAAAGAATTGTATTTCATCAACTTTGGCTGAAGAATTTTCAAAACCAGCTTGAAACATCTCTAAACCATAAGTAACATAAGCATTTGTAGCACTTCTCATAAATTGGTCTATATTTGTTATAGCTTTTACTGAGGTTGTACTTCTTAAATTGTGAAAACGATAATGACCATTAAAGTAATCAGTGGAAGCATTGCCTAATCTAGTATTTGAATTATTGCCACTATTTAAATGAATACTGTCATCTACAACATCATAAAATAACGCACCAGAAAGAGAAGCACCATGTGTCATATATTTTTGTTTTAAAAAGTAATTATAATTCATTCCAGTATCTACACCAGTTGTACCTTCAACTCCCATTCTAACTTCCAACATTGTGCTATCAGTTGCTGGTTTTAATTGATTAATTACTACATCATAAATATCAAAATCATCAGTTATTGAACTACTACCAATAGAAACAGTTGCATCATTACTTGCTGTAATTTTAGTAATAAATTTACCAACAGCTATATCATCTCCAACTTTTGCATTTGTAACTGCGTCATCAGCAACCTTTGCTGTGGTAATATTAGCATCTGTTATTTTAGCAGTAGTTATAGCTGTATCGGCAATCTTTGCTGTAGTAATGTTAGCATCTGTAATACTTGCAGTTGTTATTTTAGATAGTGCCATTATCTATTCTCTTCTATTGCTTTCTTATATGCTTCTTTAACATCATCAGTCCATAGCGCTTCAGCCATTGCTTTTACTTTAGCTTCTTCATTAGACAAATCAGTTGGTGTATGTTCCCAACTTCCATCAGCTAATTTATTGCTTTCAAAAGGTTCTAAAGATGCCCTATGAAATGAATTACTAACAACTTTTTTTGAACCATCTGCTTGTTCTTCGCTAACCCTTATAGAAGTTCTAATTGATATACTCCAACTTCCATAAACTTCCATTCTGTCTATTATATTCTCTTTTGTTAAATCACCTTCTGCCATTTTTTTCTCCTAAATTGAACCTATATGATAACACCCAGCTATTTTCCATCTGTGGTCTACAAAACTCACTTGACTTGCTGGTAAATCTCTCCAAACACCTTGAGCCGGCATTTGTAAAAAACTAATTGCCGTTCCATATTGTTGACAACCAATAAATGGTCGTGTACTATCTGATACTCTTCTATAAAAATATTGACCACCATTCAAAGTACAACCAGTATTTCCACTAAACGGAAGGTTTTGAATTGTTACTGCATTTCCAGTTGAACCAGATACACTATTACCACTATCTAAGTTTATATCAATAAAGACCATATCTCCAATTCGTGTATAATGACCAGAACCATAAGCATTACCAGCACCTTGATAAGAGAATGTACAACCACTAGCAGTTGGTTTTGGAGAAAACGTACCATGCTCATAATATTGTAAAACTTCATTTTCAGATGTTGGGTTTGCAGTTCCGTCACCAGTAGGAACATTGTTAGTGCCACTTTGTGCAGAAAAATCTATTCCCTTACCACTTGTTCCTATAACAAGGTTGCCAGTTTTAACATTTACATCACCATCTGCTTCTATTTCTAGTCTTGTTGCAGTACCAGAACCACCATTAAACATATGTTTACCAGCAGTTTCATAATTCGTATATTGTATGTCATCTTCAAATACAGATATTCTACAACCATCTGTGCTGTTTGTTACTCCAGTAGCATTATTTTGAAATTGAATACCAGCTTCAGCAGAACTATAAATTGTAAGTTTTTGATGTAATTCATTAGCAGTATTAGTGCCAATACCAACTTTGTCAGCAGACGTATCTACAAAAAAGTCTGTACCACCAACAGTTAAATCATTACTTGTAGCTATTGTACCAGTTGTACTAATTGCTACATCATCTGCGACCTTTGCAGTAGTTACTGCATCATCAGCTAATTTAGCAGTTGTTATAATATTATCGGTTAATTTTACTGTACCAATACTGCCATTAGTATAATGCTCAGTATTTATAGCATTGTCAGCAATTTTAGTACCATCAACAGCATCAGCACCTATTTTAGCCGTTGTAACGGCTGTGTCGGCTAATTTAGCAGTAGTTATACCACCATCTGCAACATCTGCTGTGGCTATTGTGCTATCTGTGTTTAATAAATCGCCTAAATTTCTTGTATTACCCATTATGCTTCCTCCAATGCTTTAACTTTAGCTTCTAATGTTTCTATTTTGGATATTGCTTCCTGTAATGCTTTTGTAAGATGAGCAACTATACTTGTAGTATTAATTGAAAGACCATCTGTACCTTCAATATCTTTTTCTTTATCTGGTGCAACATACTC